GGTTTTGCTCGTCAGGTAGGACATATTGGAGCTGATGGTTCAAGGAAAAGATATAGTGTAGAGGACCAAGTAGCCGCGTTTGGAATGGCTGTTGATAGAGGTTACAGAGTAGGTGACAAAATGTATACTCTTGACCAACGACCACAAGCTGTAACAGAAGCCATACGCACAGAGGGTATTCTTCAATCTTACACAGCTAACATAGATGCTAATATGCGTATTATTGGTCAGCCAAAATTCATAACAGAAGAGTTTGACAGGGATGCTCGTAGGGGAAACCCTCTGTACGACGTTATTGTTCCTGCGGTATTTAAAAATAACAAAAAGATATCAGATAGTATAAAATATTCAAAAGTTGGTTCTGACCGTTTAACTGAACTAGAAGCACAACATGGCGCACAAAGCATAGTTAAATTAAAGTACAACACGTACAAAGATTCAAAAGGTAAAATTATTTCAGAACGTACAACGTTATCAGAAAGAATAATTCCAGAGGCATTGGAATACGAAGAAATTACTTACGAATGGCTAATGACAAATTCCGAAGGTAAGGTACAAAGGAACAGTGCTTCAAGCTTTAAAGATATGGAAAATGAGTTGGCACAAAATGGTTTAGATATTGCCACACACGACTATACTAAAATTAAACAAAAGTACAAAGGTTCTCAAAAGCTAGGCGACCCTGAATCTGAATTTATACAAGGTAAGGAAGAAAAGAGGGCGATTGCTACTGCTGTTAACAAGGCAACAGGAGAGACAGTTAAAGTCTTTGCAGATGATGCGTCTGATTTTAAAACATCAGTATTTACAAGCGTTTTTGAAGACATCACTGTCATTGGCAAGGGACAAGTTGGCGTAGTAAACGGCACTCCTTCTATTGTTGGTCCTATTGACCGGGATAAAACTGAAACTACAGCAATTCGTGTTAACGGGGAATTAAAACTTCTTAATGACTCTTCTCTTACAGCAGAGGATAGAGCAACAGCAACAGAACTTATAGATGTAACCGTCGAACAAGGCACAGGTAAGATATTAAAAAGCAGCCGACCAAACGCATCAAATTACAGTACTATGGCTAGTAAAGTAAACGGACACATGGAACAAATGCCGTTTATAGAAAACGGTAAAGTTGTTTTCTTTGGGGGTATAAAACAAGACAGTATTCCACAACAACGTGCTACGATGGTACAAAAACTTACTCCGTCTCGTATTGAAAAAATAAACACTCGTGAAGGACATGCAGAAGAATACGTTCGAACTTTTGCACCTGTGCTATTCTCTTTGTACGAACAGAAAAAAACTAAGTTAGAAGAAGAGCGTCGTAGAAACAATGCCTTGAATAGAGATGCTGCAATTCCCCCTCAAGAGTTTAAACCTTTGGTAGAGGAAGTGTTTGATACTACAAGACCGATGCTTGAAATTAAAGGTATGCGTGAGGCTCTTGAACAGTATGATAAGGTCAGCTTTGAAGATGCGTATACAAATATGCAACAGTTTATTTTTAGCAACACTGACCCTGCTTTAGGTGAAGCAGCCGAAGTAATTGTTCTGGCTGAAGATTACGCACTGACTCCAAATCAAACGCACATTCAACCTGTGCATAATCAAAAAGTACGTTTGATTCCTACTTCTGTTCCAGCAGCACAAAAAGATAACTATAGCTATTTGCAATCTCATTACATGCAAGTACAGGGTTTAAATGACATACGACACGCGGGTCCAGCTATGATGCTTATGTTTGATGTAGAAAGAAGTCCTGTTGACGGAGTAACCCCTATAGCCGAACCTAACGGTATAATTAGGTACAGTGACATTCAAGCCATACCTGAAGCGTACAGAAGTCTAAGAAACTTAAAAACTCCTGATGGTAATAGTACATACATGGACCTTTTCGTCGCGTGGTCAAATGGAGTTAATTTAGGTGTTCAACCTGAAGATGTAAGATTCTTTGCAAATAAAATTGTAGGTGCAGCAGATTCTTTTGAAGACCTTGTAGAAACTCAACAGCTCTGGATTACCTCTCGCAAATCAAAGGCAAAGGGTGGCCCCGGCGCATATTTGTCCCCAGAATTTCAAGACGCACTATTAGAATTTCAACCCGGCATGGGTGGCCCGGGTGAAAAACGTTTCTTTGCGGGTATAGAAATGAGAGATAGTGCGTTTGCTGCTTTGAGTACTGCTAATTCTTTTTTAAGTACTTACTATAACATAGACAGAAACACAGGCCGCGCTACCTTACTTGACGCTACAGGCATTGCTAATTTTAGATTACAGGCAGCTGACCTACCTTTTGTTGCAAGTGGATTAAAGGGAGTAGTTTTAGATTTCTTGGGTGGGTCTGGTACAGCTAACGCTACACAGCTACTATCTGGATTAGATTCCTTTAAACAGTCTATTGGTCTAGCCACCACTGGGAGACATCAAAATTTAACAACGGGAAATACGGGGAACACAGGCAGAGACCAAATTGAAAAAATTGTATCTGAAATGGCTGCAAAAGTAGATGCAGCTTCTCGTGGTATGTCCCCTGAAGTAAGACAGAATTTAGCTGCTCGTCAATTTTATCTTGTTACTTTAGCTTATCAGATATCCGCAGCCGTGCAGGGTGGCACAGGGGGTCGTACGATTTCTGACCAAGACGTTGCCTTAATTCTTAACGCACTACGTCAAGGATTTTTAACAAGTGCAGAGACACAGGTTGCCACGATTGAAGCAGCACGAGACTTAATTAAAGATATGTACACACGTGCAAAGTATCAAACATCTACTGACGGTAGGGAAAGGGCTGCTTACAACACGGCTGTTGCACTTAGCATGGCTGCAGACAGCGTGTACCATATCGATATGGGAGTAAACTACGCAGTTAACTATATCAATACAAAAGGACAAAATCCTCGTTCTCCAAAACTTGACCCAGATGACCAGTATTTAGGTTTAACTGAAGATGTGTTCAATGAACGATTGAACGAAGAATTGCAAAAAGCAGCAACGAGACTAGGCGTGACTGTTGACGACCTTACTGATTCACAACGTCAAAGAGCAGAACGAACTTTTAAATTTAAAGTAATGAAAAGTAACGAAGAAGGCGGTTCTATCTAATGGCGGAAGATACTAAACAATCTAACATAGGCTTGCAGATGTCCACATTGATGCCGTCAGCGTCTCCTATAGGTGTATTTTTGCAGGCAGATTCTTTGCGTCGAGAAGAGCAGAAGAAAAAACAGGAAGCGGTAGAAGCGTCTGGCGTACTTACTGACCAGATTGAAACAGAAATGGCCCCCACCCCGATACCGGGTACAGACATAAAGATACCGGGCATGGGGATGGTAACCAAAAGAAAAGTGCCTGTAGATTGGACAAAGGTAAAATTTAGGGAAAAAGTAGGTATTTCAAACGTACTTAATTTGGATGACGAAGATTACGTAACCAATCAATTTATGACTTGGGATGCTGTAGAAAATCAAGACGGCGAAATAGAAATGCTGCCTGATACTTTTGAAGAACGTGTAGAGATGATGAATCAGTTTGGTGCAGTTCGCGCCATTACACAAGATGCTCAATACGTAGATTTTCCGTTTGAAGAAGCGACTGCCGAACTAACAAGGATTCCTGATTCAATAACCGTACCCGGTCCATTCGGTGTAGGCGAGATAGAAGTAAATTACAAGGACATGTCTGCATCTGCGTACAACCGTTTAGCATACACTAACAGAATTTTTAGTATGGCACTAGGTGCGAATCAAGACGAACCGGGAGCGGAAGTCATTCGGGCTATGCATGCACAACACCTGAATGAAAAGTTATTACGGCAAAACGTGCCTGCCCGTGCCAGATACTTTATAATTAATGACGGTCTTGAAAATATTGCAATCGAAGAAGCAAAAAGAATAGGTACGCTTGCAACTGAAACATTCGGTAGAGGCACAATAGAAGGTGGTCTGTACATGGTCGGAGAAATTGCAGGTTGGTTTGGTGACGGCATAAATACATGGTACAACGAAGACATCTCTTCTTACACAGGTCGACAAGCTTTGCTAGACATGTGGTGGAAACCCGCCTCTCAAGAGCTTCAAGATGAATGGGCATCACGTGGGATTGACATGGACCTTTCTACAGCAGAAGATTTGGCTCGTGAGCAAACGGGCTTGCCTGCTTTTACGGCACGTCTGTTTCTTGAAATGAACGCACCCAACAAAGTATCTAATTTCTTTACCACGGCAAACGCAAAGTACATGCACTCTCAGTATCGTGCGTACGTAAAGAAACAATTTGAATTGAGTGGTGGAAAAGAAATACCTGAAGAGAAACTTATTAAAGGATTTATAGACCAATTCAGAGCAGGTAATTTTGGTATACGCAAAGGGATACTTCGTCAAGGGAATGATAAGTTAGATAAAATTACGGGTGAACGTTTAGCTAGAGCCTTTCAGGTAAATGATGCGTCTCTTCCACCAAAAATGCGTGTAGAAGTTGTGCAACAAACAGACCGTTTGTCTGCTCTAGCTGACCAACGCACTCGTTTAGTAAAACAAAGAAACAATCCTGAAACGTACAGTCCTGATTTAGACGAGAAGATTAGAAACATCGATTCTCAAGTAGATGAAATTAGCATTTCCCTAACTGGAATACAACGCAGAAGCGCAGTTCCTAAATTTATCAGAGACTACAACATACAAGACAGGTATGTTTTGGCAGGTGCTGCATCTGTAGGATTCTTCTTTGAAGAGGCATCTATGATGGACAGAGACTTAGGGGCTTTAATTGGTGTAGGCGCAGGATTTTTTACAAGTTACGTCAGAGGAAAGGTTCCTGCCGGTATAGATTACTTAAAAAGCAGCGTTACTAAAGATACACGAAAACGGACAGAATTACTAGTAAGCCACTTTCAAAGAGCTGCACCAGAAATACGCGACATGGCTGTAGAACATGCTCGTCGTATTGACCTATACAGAACAAAACTTGAAAATGCAGGTGTAGATGCAGCTGTTCTTGATGTAACGTTGCCAGTTTTGACTGATATTGTTACGCTACGACATCTTCAAGATTCAATATCTAAAACTGTAGCTGTAAAAGATACAATTAAGGGCAACCAAGTTAAACAGCTTCAACAGATACGTGTGCTAGGTGAGCAGTTAAACAGTGAGTTGGATAGGATTTTAAAGCAAATGGAGTCCACCGGAAACGTGGACGAAGTATTTTTTGAAACAATTAAGCGGTATCACGAGGATGCTAAAGTTGAACAACAAAACTTAAAAACACTTCTTGATGTAGTATCCAAAGAAGGTGTAGGTGGATACTTGAATGTTTTGCATGGTAACTCAGGTGTACTTTCCCCAACTTCTCCGGGGGGTCGTCCTGATATTAGTGACCACATGACGTTTGATGATGCTATGACAATTCTTCGTGAAAAGAATTTAATCGACATGAACGCAGTTCCCGCACCTGAATTTCAACAGCATCTAATCAACACGTACGGACCAATCACTCAACTTATAAAAAACAAAGCGGACGAACTGAAGTTACAATTTGGAGCAGGAGAGGAAGCACGTGCGTTCTTACAAACAAAAGACAATCCAGATGTAGCAATGAGCGTGGGTCCGTTAGGGTTGTTTGAAATGCACCTTGTTTCTCGTCACGGTAGAGCAAAAGAAGTTGCATCAAAAGATTTTGTATTTTTAAAAAGTGATAATGCTGTATTTTTAGATAGTACTAATCAGCGCATCACAACATCTCCAACTGTTCCTGTTTTGGATGTGATACTAGATTTGACAACTCTGGACTATCCTGCAACTGGACCTCTAGTAAGAGGGCAAGGGAAGGGTATGCGTCCGGGAGATATCAAGGCTATAGACGACACTCTAGTTGAATTAACATCTGCGTTTTTTACAAATGCTGCTCTTGATGCAGGGAAGGATGTAGACCAATACATCGCTATACTTGTAAAACAAGCAAAGAAAGAAGGGACAGATTTTCCTAAAGGCAGAAACAAACAAGCTATTCTTGCACAAAAATTAATTACAGACGCTGCAGAAAATGACCAACACCTGCCTTTCTTTGACATGGACCCTATACAGTTTGCAGAATTAGACCGTTTTGTAGCTGCACTTCGCTTTAAGTATAGAGATGATGGCGCAGTATCAGGTAAGTTAGCCAACACTTCTAAATTAGTAGAGAGCAAGTACGGTGACTTTGAAGTCATAGATGCAGATGGAAATGCTCGTCCGTTAGGCAACCTTCGTGTATTGAATCAACAAACGGGAGAAATTGAAGGTACACTACCTGAGATTATGGAACGTGGCAGAAGAGCGTGGCGTGAGTACAAAGAAAACTGGTACGATTTACAGGAAGGAGCCTTTGTTCCGCGTTTGATGTCGTGGGGAAAGCAGCGTGTAAATGAGAAGGGAGTTACCAACGATAACCCATCAGGCAAGGCGTACGATAAAGCAATCAACAACTGGATGACATTAGACGTGCTGACAAACCCACAGTCTGCAGAAAATATAATGCTGTCTATAAATAGAACGTTGGGTAGCTTTCAAGTTACTAAGGGCAATGTTAGAGGTCAGGGGGCTGGTAGGCCCATAGGTTACAGACTTGTACAGGGCGACATTGACACAGAGACATTCCGTTCTTACTTTTCAGCTTTTGTGGGTGAAAAATTAAAAGAGATGATGGAAAATGGCGCAACTATGCAGGACATGATGGCAGCAGCCAGAAAAATTGAAGATAACTTTAAAATGTTAGACGCTAACGGTAGGGAAATTTCTTTAATAAATCCGACTAAACACATGGATGATACGTATGGTTCTTGGCAAAGTTCTGTATCAGCAGAGGCGGCTAAAAAAATAGAAAAAGAAGTAAGTGCAGAAATTAACACTGCAATCGATAAGTTTGCCGCTCCCGCAAAGAAAAGAAAAGAAAATTTAGATGAGGCGGTATCGTTTTTAAGGGGTATGTTGCCCGACGTAAATAGCGCGGATGACATTGGAAGTATTATTTTAGATGGGGGTACTAGCCGATACAGGCAAATCACAGCAACTCTCTCTTCTTTAGATACAATGGATGAAGCTGCAGCAAAACAAGTAATTAAAGATGCTGTTGTACGTCACCTTCGCAAAAGAGTATTTAAACCCACAGGTAGGAAACGTGCAGAAAGTGTTGTGTCACAAGACGAAAGTGTGCGTATAGTTGAGACAGATATAGTTGCCGAATCACGGTCTGAAATCGTACGTTTGTTAGGAGAAACTGACGAACAGCGCAAACTTATGAAAGAAATACTGGGGGATGACAGCTACGAGATTTTAGAAGCTATGTCAGGTTTCTTATCTGAAACAGAAAATACAGTGTTCAGTGGGCAGAACATATCCATAAGGGGCATACCTCGTGGCCTTTCACCGGAGAGTTTTGTTAGCCGTATGTACGCCTTTAATCGTGGCATTATCGGCGCACCTTATTTAGGTACGGAAGCTGCATTACAGGGTATAAGAAAAAAGGATTTCGAGTTCTTTATGCTTGCTCTTGAAGACATAGAAGTCGGCAGAGCCTTTGCAGAGATGGTTCGAACCGGTCGTCCTCTTGACCCTAAACGTGATGCTGCATTCAGACGTGCGCTTATCAATGCTGCAGCAAGGTTGTATCACACGCAAGGCACTGAGACAAAAGAGATTGTAGATACAGAAAACAGACGTTACACTGTAAATGCAACTCCTGCAGATATACAAAGAACAGGAAGAGAGTTCACAGGATTAAATCCAAATGAAATGCGTCAAATCGGCTTGGGTGGTGGCGCAGGTGACCTTATACTACCAAGCCTTGATATAACAGCCCCTTAATTGGAGATAAATATGAAAACGTACAATAATGGCCCACGTAAGGGTATGATGTATGGTGGCATGACTCGTCGTAAGCCAATGATGTACGGCGGCAAAGCTACTAAAAAGAAAACCCGCAGGAAAGCCTACGGGGGTGGAATGATGACTGCTACACAACAGCAGCAGAATCAAGCAAGCAACATGACATCTGGTCAGATGAACAACATGCAAACAGAAATGATGCAAACACCTAAATTAAAAATGGCAAATGGTGGCAAACTAAAGCCCCCGCCAAATCCGGGAGCAGCAGCTTTGCCAAAGAAAGTTCGTAATAAGATGGGCTTTATGGCAGAAGGTGGCGACGTTATAAGAAACGTTCCAGAAGAACTTAAAAGTGCTTACGAAATAATAAAAGGTAAGTTAGACTCTGAACTTACTAAAGAAGAACAAAAAGACTTCGATAAAATAGTTGGTGCTTTACTAAAAAGTAAAAAGAAAAACTAAACGTACTACACGTATGTCCTAGACTTATCCATCACTTCATCACCGATTGTACGCAAGTACCTAATTAGGGATGCTACACTGTGCGAACCTTCGTACTCTGGCATCCCTAAATTCATTTCGCGTTCGAAATCGTCGGGGTCAACCCCATCCCACAGTATCTCTACATTGCCACTGGTAAGCAGGTTTGCTTCCAGAGAAAATAACTTAGCCTTCTTTTGTGCCATCTTTGTATGCCTTGAATACGTCTGTTGAGAATAGCTTTTGCAAACTCAATAAGTACATCCGTGCAGCACCATTGTCTCCCCCCGACACAATACGTTTGTTATCTAGGTTGTCAATGATACGCTTGAGAGACGGCACATCAAACACAAGTGTTGCAAATGTATCGCTCCCTATGCAGAGGTTGTGAAACCAGTAGTCTGCCTCTGTCTTATTTATGCCACTGGGTTTGCCGTAGCACTCATACTCAATAGCAATGTTACCAGTACGTACCCACATGTCACGTTCTGATTTGACTTCTATCTTCTTGTCTTGCAGCATATCAGCGACACGCTTCTCGCGTACCTTTCCATACTGAAGGTCTAGGTCAAACTTCTTGCGGTCTGCCACACATGGTTCAAGATTCATGAGTCTTCCCCTACGCTGCACTCAAGTCAACAACTTCACATACGCCAGCAGTACATGCCAATTCACGTGACCCTGTAGTATTATCTTCTTTTTCAAACTCTGTCAACTTATTCCAATCAAGACTAACATGCTTGTACGCTTGCTGCCATTCCAAATAGTCTTCGCGTTCTATATCCTGATACGGAGCCTGTCTATAGATGTGTTCACTATGTGGCAAGAAAGACACACCTGATGCCACGTCAAAGTTCTTGTACACCCACGCACCTACATTCATCCATTCTTCTTCCTTGACGGAGATAGTTACAGAAGGTTTGTGTTCACACCAATGCAGGGCGTACGTTTTCCACAACTCTAGCTGCTCTATGGCAGACATGTCGGTACGAAGCACTGCACCCATAGGGGATTGCATAGCAAAGCTGAACACAGTGTTTGTATCAGGTTTCGTAACGTCAGGTTCGTTGTACACCCCTGACTCCTTCATGAACTGAGTAAGAGGGTCAGAGTTACCACCACGAACAGTACGAATGTAGTAGTCGTTGTGACGAGCGTGAATACCACTAGCTGCGTCCACGAGTTGTGACACAGTACCCGACGGCTTTACACAAGTGATTGCAGCGGACACTGGGATTCCAAGCATGTTCGCATACTTCTCGTTCGTTCTTACCGCCTCTTCTTTCATCTTCTCTAGCCAGCGTTTGCTGTCTACGGTTTTGGATAGAACGGAGTGGTCCATGATACCAGTTAAGGACACGCCTAACAATCTTTCTTCCTCTGTGTTCTTCTTCCATACATTCCTCAGATATTTGAAATCAGTGAGCGTAGACTGTATTGTACCTACAATAGTGGCTATTCTCGTCTTCCTCAGCAAGTCCTCAAGGGTATCAGTAGACCTCACAACGACCTCAGAGAGGTTACAAAACTGATATGGACGCAAAATAATCTCACTGCACGGGTTTGTACCCCACATATGTCCTACTTCACGTCTGCCGTTACGTGCCACCTGTTTGTCTGCAGCTTCACGGTTAAAGATACCTCGTTCACCAGAATTGCTTTCATATAACGCAACCCACTCTCTCATAAACGTACCAATATCTGGCTTACCTTTGTAGGCCACAGAATTATTTGCCAACGACCGTTGACCATTCCGATATATTTGCTTATCCGGTTCGTCCCACCATTCTCCAGATTTAGCGTGTTGCATCTGGTCATCGTTGAGATTTGACAAGCTTATAAGTGCGCTTCTACGCACACCACCTACTACCACTACCTCACCAATCTTACACATGAGGTCATGACATTCAATAGGAAACAACTTACGTCCTGCTGCTTTTTTAAATACCTTAATAGTAAAGTTAAAGAGGTCAATTAAAGGTTGTGGACCACTGGCTCTGCCGCCCATAGTTTTCAACCGCGCACCTGCAGGGCGAATATTAGACGTATCCCAAGAAGGAATTTGTCCTGCATACAATAATGCAATCAATTCACGATAAGCTTTTGCCCATCCCGGTTTACTATCTGCTACAGTAATAACGGTGCTAGAGGTATTAAAGTTATCAGATATAACAGGTAAGTTGTTAACACATTCTCTCTCTACACTAAATCCAACACCAGTGCCACACATAAGAATGTACATACACTCATCAAACGAACGGGGACTGTCCACAGGAATGTACGAACAATTGTAACCACACACGTTATCACGAACTAATGCTGGCCCTGATGTCATCATGGCTCTCATGCTTGGCATGATTTCCAAATTTAAAATAGCATCACGTATGTCTTCTTGGTCTTTCTTTGATAGCTTATAGTTGTGCTTGCCTTGAAGTTGATTGACCATGAAGTTTACATATCGGTCAACAGTCTCGTGCCAATCTTCTCTACGTCCTTCTTCCTCAAGCCAACGAGCGTATCGTGACTTGTGTATGAATTGCTGATAAGGGCTAGGTAACATATTACTCATCTTCTTTTCTTTCCTTTGGTAAGTATACTGAAACTTCACTGCCACAGTTTGGACAGTGTAGGTCTGTAACCATAGAGAAGTACAAACTCTCCTCTTCCATGTCGTGGTCACATCCCCAAATTAATTCTGTCTTGCAATGCCAACAGTTCATTCTGTCTTCTCTTCTATTAACTTTTCAAGATACCAGTGGGCTTTTTTGAGGTCTTGTAATTTGCCTTTGTATCTGTATCTCCAGACGTACTTGATGATGTTCCCTTGTAAGTATTGTTCAAAGCCTGTACCCGTCGCCGCCCTGATTGCCTCAATGCACTCGATACCTGCCTGATTATAGTGAATTGGTTTGTTGACCATATCATAGCCGCTGTATGCCTCTTTGCCTGCTTGTTCGTTTTCTTCTATCTCTTTCATTATATTCATGTAGCTTGTCACTGCGTTTCTCCGAAATTTACTTTCACAATATTATCTTCTCGCGCAACAATCTTATTAATCGCTTCTTCCCCGTTTTTGCTTTCTGGTTTAAAAGACTCTGCCATTGCAATAAAGCTGAGACGAGCAATGCCTGCATCCCATATACGGTCAAAATCATTTTCCATTAATTCAATCATACCAGACAACATGACCATGCCAGCGGGTACGTTTTCCATATTCACGTCGCCTTTTGTTGTGTCATACGCTGTCATAGAAAACGAGTCTTCGTCTTCGTAGTTCATGATTAGATAATACCTGTCAGGTAGCAGACTTGCTGCTTCTACTTTTTTCTTTATATCATCACTCATCGTTGTCTGCCTTTCTTAACCATTCGGCTGGTATGTGTTTCTCTGACCAATCAAATCCATGTCGGATACACCAATCAGCGTACGTTGTCTTGCTTCCCCTGTATATCTTATTACGACAATTCATGAAAACAAACCTTATGTCAAGTTCAGGATGCTGCTTCTTTATCAAAATCATCTTCACTCTGTCTGGCTTAGATAACTCGCCTTTTGCCTCAACGTAGATGTCTGTCTCTGGTAGGTAAAAGTCTGGAGTGTATGTTTTAGGGTCAGGTATGTACGTCAGTCGTTTTGTTTCGTACTCGAACGGTATGTTCTTTTCTTTCAAACTACGAGCCAAGCTAAGTTCAAACTGTGACCGATACCCTGATTTTCTATTTGCAAATTTACGTTTCATACTATTAGGTTTATCGAATTTAGTCTTTGTTTTAGATACCCGGCGAGTTTTGGGGATAGTCTTTGAATAGCATCTAGTTCTTTTGTGAGCGGTGCTAGTGGTACGCAAATGTTTGCCCCTTGATTAGATAGTTGTCTTATTTTTAGTAATTCATTCTCGACGGTACGTGCGTCTCGTTCGTACGTTTCTGCACGTAGAAACCCATCATCAGAGTAATTCTCCCTGAGTGTGATAGGTAATCCCTTTTCATTTTGACGAAGATATACGACACGTCTTTCCCCCCCTGTACCTGTATGTGATTCAACATACGCATGGTGCAAGTCATCGTTCAAAGCCATTAGGTCTATATCGTATTCTCTCATCAAGATGTACGGCATTAGATTTCTTTCTTTTTTAATCTAGTATACCACGTTTTAGGGGGGTTCTTAGCCTGTGAGGTTACTTTTTCTCGTAGTATTGCATCAGGCCAACAATGTGCGCGGTAACCACAGAATCCACATACGCGAGGTAGTATCTTGTTACCCGTCTTGATAATCTGTCCTTGTCTACGATAGGTCTCATCTTCTGGTTCAAACTTTACGAACGATGCGTCAGGGTCATTTAGTACCTTTACGCGACGCTTTGCTTCTTTCAAATACTTATGTTTATCTGTATCGTGCCACTCAGGAACAGGCACTTCAAGTATTTCACCAGATGATTTATTTACAACAAGCCAACCACCGAATGGCATGTTCATTGCTTCAGCGTACAAGAAACCCTGCATGATATACCCAAACGGGTCTTCCTCAAGTAACTTTTCGTATCCGCCCGTCCATTTGTTTTTAAATGCCCAATCACTAGAAGACTTAATGTCCCACACCCTGTCAATGCCCATAGAATCGCGCAGGATGAGGTCAAGCGTACCTCTGACTATATACCCATCAAAATGTAAAGAACACTTCTCCTGTGCGCCTCTAATGTCCGCACCAGCTTCCCGCAGTACAAGCATCATTGCTGCCTCTGTCAGGTCACCAAACAAAAAGCGGAACACAGCGTTGTATTCCATTTCTTCCTTTACACCGTCCCTGTCCAACATTTGTTGGCACATAGGCCGACCAAGACCAGACATGCGAACGTACCATTCGCGCTTCTCACGCTTTAACTGTTTAGCAGCAGCCTCACGACAGTCTTTTTCAAATTCCTCAAGCGATGCAGGGGAGACATCAAGTTCCCCCCTGCTTGCTTTATCCAAAAAGTCTTGGATACTAAGCAGCGTCAACATCAGTAAAATCGTCTGCTAAATCAAAGTCTCCGCCACCCATCAATTTAGTGGCTTCACGATTCTGCCCCATCACATAATTATTATGTGCAGATACAGTATCAGCAAACATACCCATCAGTTGTTTATCAGCCTCTGTAATAGCAACTTCACCATGCAAAGTAGGAACAGGAATCCAATAGGTAACACTGCCCTTCTTAGCCTTAGATGTTGCTAGATTTATAACCTGACGTTGCATCAGTTTTTTCTGACGAGATAACCCATCAATGAAGTCTCCAATCGGCTTGTACCCCGAACGTTTGAAGTAAGCCACAATGGGCTGGGCATCTAAAGTTACTTCCGTTCCATCTGCGGCTTTGAAGTTACCTGACAGTTGACCATAGATAACTTGATTACAAACTACAGCACGGGAACGCATCTGCGCTTCTTCTGATGCGGTCTCTTCTTCATCACGGCGGAGACGACCACATTTATTCGTACCATCCGAATCAGGAAAGTCCCCTGATATAGTGGGTTTCTGAACAGACTTACACATAAAAGCCCCTTCGTCTGCGTCCCACAAACTATATTCGAAGGTGCGTAAGATAGGTCTTACCTGCACAGTGGGAGCGTACAAGAACCTACCATCTATATAAACTTTCCAATCACCTCGCGTCAAAGCGATGCCATCTTCCGTTTCCATATCATAGTTAATATTTAGTCTTGGTAAGCCCGTTTGCTTCTGCTGAGTCTGTTGCCCAGAAGCCGCCATCAAAGCAGTTTCATCATCAGAATTAAACGCCGCTACTAAAGAGTCCAGTTCATTATTTACAAGATTTCCCATTCGATTCTCCATTACGATTAGGGTTGCGTAGATTGATTCTACACATTGACTTCAGTTAAGTCAAGCCAGTTGTATCCTATTTTTAATTCTATGTCAACAGGCATCGTATATTGTATAGCATACCTTTTCTCAACTTCTTCTGGTATCGCTAACATTGCCTTGACCATCAGTTTGATACAAATATCTTTTTCATCAGGGTGTACGTCCATGACGATAGAGTCGTGTACAGTGTTACATATTACAGACTGTAAATTATTTTTTTCCACTAAGTAGCTGAGACGTACAAGGCACATGGGTAACAGGTCTGCGGTTGCAAATCCCTGTACCGGATAATTACAGATGGCAGTACGATTTGTGGCTGTACCCCATTCTGTCCACTTTGCATCTGGAAAAGCGTACTGTCTACCCGATGGTAGTTTGATTTGCTTCTCCTTCACAGCCTCTCTCTGCAGTCTTTCATGCCACTCCTTCACACCTGCGTATTTCTCCTTGAACGCACGATAGTACCTTTGCTGGTCTTCAGTGCCACTCACGCCACCGTAAAGAGGTTTGAAAGTGTGAGCCTTGGCTTCCTGTCGAGTGCAACCTATCACGCTGGCTGTGTAGCTGTGTACATCTGTGCCTGCTTCTACATCTGTAAGGATACCGTCGTCGTTAGCTAGGAAGCCAGCAACACGAAACTCTAGCTGAGAGTAATCTCCCTCAAGTATCTGACCACCCTCGAACCTGCTCTCGACAACCTTGCGTATAGCGAAGGTACTTCCACGTGGCATATTCTGAAAGTTAGGATTGCGGCTCGAAAGGCGACCCGTCGCCGTAACACACTGCATAAATTCTGGGTGTATAAAACCATTCTCATCAACATTGTTTTGCATCCCTTCAACAAAGGTACTTAGATAAGTACGCAAGGCATTGTA